TATCTGTATGCGAAAGGTTCTTTACTTCCCAAAACACATTTAGATCATCTGTGCGGAACAGCTTCTTGCTGTAACCCAACACATTTAGAAGAAGTATCAGCTTCTGTAAACAACGCACGCAAAGCTCTAGTGCGAGACCAGACACAAGAAATCATTGAATTAAAAAAAGAAATAAAACGTTTAAATAGGCGCATACAGGGGTTCGAGAAATGTTAGCAGCTTTAGTTTCAGTACTTTGTTTAACTTTATTCACGCCAACAATTCCAGAAACCCCGAACGAAAAAATCTTTGACCAATGGGGCGACCTACTGGTGGAACATTTCAATTTAGAAGACATGGAACTGATTACCCAAATAATTTGGTGCGAGTCAAGAGGGAAAGAAACAGCCCGAAATCCTAAAGGATCAGCGGGCGGTTTATTTCAAATAATAAAAAAGACTGCTCAATACGTGGCACCAAAAGTCGGGAAAGATCCATCGACAGAACAAATGAAATCTGGTATACGTTTTAACGCATACTGGAATGTAAGAATGTCTGCTTGGCTTTTTTATAAAACGCCTCAAGGTGTCGGACATTGGAATGAATCAAAATCATGTTGGAGAAATTATGAGACTTAATAGATGTGGCGGATTAGCAAACGCCAACCAGTACGCCAACGGGTGTCGTTGTTATGGATGCACGGACGCATGGAAAGAAAGAGCTAGAAAACGAAAAATCAGTGATAACAAAAGGCGTGCTGGATTTGGATCAGCCAGTAGAGGCGGAAAAGAAATGAGCTACGGGTTCACAAGAAATGATATTATGAAAGCCAGAGGTTACGACACATGACTTTTTACAAAAAGCTCGACAACAAAGTAGATCGACTTGTTGGGCTTGCTGAACATTTGTTAAGAACAAATCAAGCCATGCTCAGAACTATGGATGAAATAACAAATCACATGATAGTTCTTGAAACAAGAATAAACGTTCGTGAAGGTCTGCCAAAAGCACCAGAACCAAACCTTATTTCATCTACACAAGTTGCGGAGTTAGCTGGAGTAACGCTTCCCGCTGTATCGAACTGGGCAAACAGATACGACAGCTTCCCGAAGCCGATACAACAAATTGGGCGCACAAAAGTTTACTCAGAAATACAAATAAAACGATGGCTTGAAAATCGTAACACAACTGTAATAGTAAAAAATAGTTAAAGCTGTAGACTTCGCGTACTCAGTATCATTCACTCTCCCCAAAGAGAGTGAATGGAACTCAGTACAAATCTCTTGGAGGAGAGAATGAAAAACTCACTGTCCCACCCTATTGCAATAATAGGCTTATGAAATATCCATTACACAAAGCAGCAGACGGACGTTGGGTACACGACTGGGTACGACAGTCATCAGTCAAGACTGCTGACATGTGCCTAGAAAGATTCCGTAACGACATCTGGGGAATTGTAAGCGAAGAAATTAAAGACGCTTCAACATTAGGAACTGCTTGTCACGCAGTAGCCGAAGACGCACTTAACACACGCCTTAATGGTGGCGAAATGACTGAGCAAGACATGCTTGATTCATTTGAGTACTACTGGGACGAAGCTCTACCAACCATAGAAAAATGGTACAGTTACTCTCCTGAATCGGCGTACGTAAGCGGTATAGCTAAAATCAAAAGCTGGAGAGAGCAAGTCTTACCAGAACTTAAACCAGTAGCAGTAGAAAAAAACTTTAACCTACCTCTATACGAAGACGACCAACGGATCATTACGTTCTCTGGCACTATAGATCTTGTAGAAGAAGATCGTTGTTGGGACTGGAAGTTTCCAGGACGAGACTACTCACGCAACAAATGGGAATACGAAAGATGGGACGTTCAATCAATCGCCTACTCTCTAGCCACAGGAATACCTGACTTCTCATATGCGATTATGCACCCTAAAGGTGTTGGTCGCATGGACCTAACCAGAGGCGAAGAACACTATGAATGGTTTAGGCAAAAGGTCTTAGCATTAGCCAAACTCGTTGAATCACAAATTGGAAATTATCCTTTAGGTGACAACGGTTGGTGGTGCTCAGAAAAATGGTGCCCAAATTGGGCACGGTGCAAAGGTGCAACAACAGGAGGAATAAATTAATGGCATACGGTTCAATGGCCCCGCACGAGCGGGCAAGCATAGAAGCACAAGTGATATTGAAAGGTGCTGTCGAACTGACAGCAGCACAAGTATCAGCTTCAGCGACTGACCCAAACGAAGACCTGCTAACAACACTGACAGACAATGCGTCAGCGTTAGCGAACATCCTTGGAGACGTAAAAAAACAATTAGGTGCAACACCTGAACCCGCAGCAGCAGCGGCGGTAGATCCAGTTCAAACAATACAAAATAACTTTGCTGGAGCAACAGTTGTAGCTGGCACAAGAAAGCCAGGACTATATGCTGACGACGATGAATACGGAGGCATTCATAAAATATTTATGGCTGAAAAAAACAACGGTATTGTTTACGCTTCACAAGACTCAGTGTTCATGGATAATCAAGCAATACGAAAACTGTTCATGAACGGAATGAGACAATTCCCGCAAGACTACTGGGCACCATCCATGAGAGGGAAAGATATCCCAATCACCAAAAATGGTAAATGTGGGTTAGGTGATTTTAAATTAAAGAAAGGATTGTCGGTAGGTGAAGACGGACAAATCTTCCTTGGTCAAGGAGAAGGAAATCATCCCCTAGCTGGAAAAACTGGTTACTTCATGGCACTACAAAAAAATACGTCATGGTCATGGCCTGAAAGACCAGACCCAATAGACCCAAACAACTGGCTAGCTGGGATCAGTGCATAAAGAAATAGGGTTGGAAGAAGCAAGGCAACTTGTAGCGGGGCGCAGCATTGTGCCTGCCCCCGCAGCTTCCACGTCCCCATCTCCCATCGAAGGCATCTCAGATGCCGACATGCACAGACTCTTTACCTCTAAGGGTGAACAAGTAAAACGTATGCGCCACGACCTGAAAACAGGTAACGAGTGGAGCTTCGCAGTAGACGCCTTTGACAACGCGACATTAGGCGGAGCACGACCAGGCCAACTTCTCACACTCATAGGAAGGTCGCATACAGGCAAGAGCTTGCTAGCTATGAACATGATAGCTAAGAACAGGAACCACAGGACTCTATGGGTTTCACCAGACGAAACAGAAACAATGTTCTGGGCAAGATACTCAGCAATACGTTTAGGTTACGATCAGAAACAATGGGTTAAACGTCTCATGAGCGAAGACCCTGCCGCATGGGCACGGGTCGAACAAATAATGCAAGACGATAGCCACTTACACTTTGAATCAACAGGAATGTCAGTTGACGATTTAGATAAAGCTATGCGAATAGCTTCACAAACTTTATGGGATGGGAAACGTCCACAAGTTTTAGTTTACGATTACCTTGAACTGATTAGAGGTGGCGGAGCAGGCGATGCAGCAAGCGTTCAAGCTAAAATAGAATCATTCAAACAGCTAGTATCAGACTGGCGTGTAGTAGGAATAATGATTCATCAGTCTGGAAGAGGCTCTGGTAACAGAGGCAAAGCAGGAGGCATGGAGTCTGGGCGATACGGCGGAACTTCAGAATCTCATTTCCTTATAGAAACTTGGAGACGCTACGACGACATCAGTTTGGATGAAGAAACTAAAGCATATTATGTTAACGAACTATCCGCAGGGCTATGGAAAAACAAATCTGGGGATGGAGAAAAAGCAGAAGTTAATTTAACAATAGATCCATCTGGCAGAGTTTTAGAGCCAGGAGTTTCTTGGGAGCAGGCTTCGTTCGATGACTGAAAATCGTGATCCACAATTAGCAGGAGCAGCTTTCGGAAAACTCTTTCAAGGATTTGCTTACGCTCACGGCACCGACTCTGGCGGTTGCCGATGGGTAACAGTAGACACTCTGAAATTTGAAAGACATCTTACAGGAGAAGAAATGATTGGAACTTATCCAATGGTTTACGATCCTCACCGTCAAGCAGGAGGACCAGCAGGGTTCATTGAAGCTTCAGTTTTAGATCAAACAAAACCTGTATACCCTGACATGTCAGAAGATTTATGGCATTGCAAATGGGGGGCCATAGACATTGACGAAGGAGAAGACGCACTAACGATAGCTAGAAGCGCAGAGAATTTGTTTCAAGCTTTAGATATAGTGTCGTGGGTAGAGCTTTCTAGAAGTAAAGGTTGCCACCTGTGGATCTTCAATCAAGACTGGGTTCCAGCAAAAGTAATGCGACAAGCCATGCAAGCAGTAATGCAAATGGTTGGAGCAAACTACGACGCCGTATATCCAAAACAAGATTATTTAGACGGCCCTCCAGGCAACTACATGCGCCTACCATACGGCGGTTCCCGCCCCGAAGGTAGACAAGAAGTAATAGTCGATGGCTTACACCTAGATTTATTTGATTTTATAATTCTTGCAGAAAAACATAGAACGCCTACAGACTTACTGGAAAGAGCAGCAGAACTATATCAACATCCTGTTGCTGAAACAAAAAACTATTTACCACCAGCAAGAGATTACAGCAAAGCGCCACTAATGAGGCTAGACGGCAGCCGCTTAAAAGGGCTTCCACTAACAATGTTCAGCAACGGACCAGTGGCATATTACATGCAAGAAGGAGCAGGCAGAGGCAGACACGGTTTCCTAAACCGTTTCGCTAGAGCCATGTTCGAAACAGGGTTTGAAAGAACAGACGTAATTTCATGGACTACTGATTTAGATTCCAAACTCAGCCAATGGTGGCCTGAAGACGGACCTAAATTTATTGGAAGGGCAGACAGTGACAGACAAATCCAAAGACTCGTTGACAACGCAGCAAAGCTCGCAGCCATCTGAATATGAAATAACAATAGAAGGCAGACCAAGACCCAAAGGCCGTCCAAGAATGACCAGGACAGGTCATACTTACAATCCCCAAGAAACAAGAGACGCTGAACAAAAATATGTAGAAGCGGCAGGAGAAAATTATCCAATTTTTGATGGCCCAATTAAAGTAGAAATGTCTTTCTTCGAAGACAGAACTTACATAAAAATTATTTCTTTACCTGACTGGGGAAAAACAAAACTAAAAGGAGACTTAGACAACTACGTAAAATTAGCAGCAGACGGTTTACAAAAAGCAGGAATTATTGTAAACGATAGAGACGTAGTAGTAATGGAAGCATTCAAAAAATGAGTTTCAAAGATCGCCCATTCTCAGAAAGGATAAAAGGAATGGGAGATCAAGCAGAAAAAAGGTTCGAAGAAAAATCTCCTTGGCCTTTCTACAGATACGGATTAAACAGACCAGACTTCAAATTAAATCAAGTATCACAAATGGTAAGACACACACCAGATTACTTAACTGAACAATACTTAATCGAAGTGCAAGGACTTGGAGCTTCTCGCGTTCTCCACATGAAACCAAACAAACTTAGGTCCTTACATGAATGGCACAAACAAATGCCTGTTCTTTTGTTTGTGTATGATGCTACACAAAACCGAGACACTTATTTAACTTTAAAAACTTTGACAGGTTTATGCGAAATATCTCAAACAAAAAAGTTCCCTGAAGGAAACGAATACTACGCAATAGACGTAGACCTAGCATGGACCTACGGTAAAGAAGGAACATCTATCAATCTGAATCATCCATAGCATCAGCCGCAGCCAAAATCAAACCAGTAACAGCTTCAAAAACATACTCATGCACAGGACTTCTTTCAGGATCATTCATTAAAGCCTCAGCAGAAAAAGCCATAGCATGCTCAAAAGGAAGAACAATCATTATCCCCAACTGGTCCTCATGCCATTTAGCATGATGACCATCATTAATGTCTAACAAATGAGAATTCTTTTTAATCGACTGGTAAATATCGGAAGACATGTAACTGTACTCTTCCTCCCAACTTTCCCACTCTTCTTCTTCAGACTGAGAAGACATCTACCCTGCCAACGAACCAGATTGAGAATCGCCTACACGAGTAGCAGCAAAAGCCTTACCAACAGAAATGAGAGCAGCAACACCAGCAATCTTTACAGAATCAAACAAGCTAGGACCAGGCACAGCCATAGCCCCTACAAAACCTTGACAAAAAGTAGAGAACGCACGCTCAAAAACATCTTTCAAAAAACTTAAATTAAACACAATTACTCCTTAAACAGTCCACAAGTAACGCCAAGTCACAGGCCCAACACGACCATCCTTGCGAATAGGATACATAGACTGAAACTCACGAACCGCTTTCTCTGTCAAACGTCCATAAGCCCCATCACACACAAGACCAGCGTCAATACGTTCATTCAAACGCACTTGCAAAGCAATAACATTCTTACCCTTAGAACCCCGATGCAAAGGCTCACGCCTAAAATCAGCACTCAAAGATTCCATATCCGAAAGCTTTATTTCTAACTGAACAGAAGTTTGCATCTCCACCATCGGCATACCAGATTTAATCCAAGTAGCTAAACCATCACCAGGACAATAAGTTGTGCCAAAATCTCTATGACATTTAACCCACAAATGGTCGCCATACTCTTCTCGCAAAGCCTCTACAACAGCAACGATAGCTTCCTTGCCATTATGAGTAAGATCATCTCCAGACCCAATATAAGAAATAGAAGTAGTTTTAGAGTTCTGCCCTTTAGTAGCAGCCCCTTGTTTCCAACCTCTACCTTCAAATATTTCACCAGTCTCACCAGAGACCAACCAGTTGTATGCGATAGATTTCCAGCCACGAGTCTTCACATGATACTTATCATGCTGTTTGATCCGTTGCCACGGATCAACACCAGACCCCGTAGTGTGGTGAACCACAATCCCTTCAGGCACACGCTTAAACGTAGACAAAGGTTTCCCCGAGTCCAAAGCGCCCCATTCACCACGAGAAATAAACTGCATACCTATAGAATAACTGTCTCTAGCGCCCCAGTTGTCTATCTTCCTTCATTTCTTTCCTAAGTTCCCACATTTCTGAATTCCTCTGTTGCTGTTGTTCCCACTTAGTATTAGTACGTAACCCAATACCAGAAAAAAATGAAATCCAGTTAGAAACTAATCGCTGTTCATACTTCTCTTCAGAACCTATAAGCCTACGAGCATCCATAACAGTAGGCAAAAGTTGAGCCATACCATGAAGATCATGATCCTTCATAACCCAAGGACCATCTTCCCCACCCTTCCTTTCAGCCCCTCCAACAATATTTAAAGCTGGCATCAAACCAGGAATCATCGTATAAATAGTAGGCACCTCCACCCAATCCTGAGGGAAATTTCTACCTCTCCACAAATCTCGCTTAGCCGCTACCTCATAAGGAGCTTTAATCAAAGGAGTAATGTTAGAAGCCAAAGACTGCAAACCAGTCTCTATCCTGTCTTTAACAGACATACCTCCCTCAAACTTCAAAGCAGGATCAAGAAGCTCTAAAGGAGACTTAAACGGCATATCAGGAGCAATAAACATGCTCTCCCCACCGTAAGTCAACGGAGTCTGAATACCTCCTTGACGCACCAACCAATCAGCAACATACTCAGGTCTTTCCAAATCTTGCTCTATGTTTTTCTTAGCAGACATATACCTATTAAAAACTTCTGGTCTACGAGCAGCCATCTCAAACATCAACGGAATATTTTTACGTTGCCAAGTATAGAAAGGAACAAGTTTCTTAACCCACACCCGCTCAGCATCAGACAAATCATCATAATCAAAATGAAATTTCATTATCTGATCAAACGCATCAGTATCAGTACCACCTTTAAGCATCGTGTCAAACCCAAGAGAACCACGCACAAAAGTTTCAGTACCCATACCAAAATTTCTTGACAACTGCAACAAACCATTCTGAGAAGAAAGAGGATTAATTTTATTTAAATTAATCTTCTTGTTCCCAACCTTAACTTTCCTAGCAGCCCCCGCACCATCCATAAACTCTGAAGCAACCTGACCACCAGCAGAACCCAAAGAACCAGTCTCGTTCAAACGCCTAACTATCTGCACATGCTCAGTAGAAACTTTACTTCTAACAATCCCACGTTTCTTCATCGCAGAATCCATCTGAGCAGCACGAGTCGGATTACCTAAACGAACAGCCTCATCATGCTGAAAAACCCAGTAAGCCTTATTAAAACTACGGTAAGAAGACCAATTCATTCCCGCCAAATGATTCATAAACGTAGCCGACATAAAGTTACGTCCATGAAAACCAGGCTTAAGAATCATGTATGCGCGAAGCAAATTATGAAGCTTGTCATACCCATCAAAAAAACCTTTAGCCCCACCCCTCATAACATATCTATCAGCAGCAACCAAAGACTCAACAATCTGCTCAGGCCCTTGCAAATTATTGCCTATGTCTTTAAAACTAGATTCAAATACATCATCCAAATATTGTTCTCTTCGAGCCTGCTTATGCAAAGATTTAGTAGACCAACCAGACGCTGGAGGATCTAACAAATCTTTGGTAGCCGCAAATAAACCATCCAACTCAGAACGAATAAGCTGATTATCGCCTTCCCTTAAAATATTTAAAACAGTTAACAAATTTACTTTACTACCAATTTCGCTACTTAAAAGCGAACCTCCTTCTTCATAAAAACTATCCGCTATAAGAGAAGCTTTTGCAAATGCCGTTTCATAAGCTTCTTGCTGTTGCACTAAAGCGCCTACAGCCACACTGTCAGCTACATTATTTAACGCTCTCGATTCAGCACCCGCTTTAGCGAGAACAGAAGCTTTAGCTTTTTCTAACTCTGCTTTAGTTAAATCAATCTGTTTAGATAAAGCCATTCCATCTTCAACAAGTTTCGCTCTAGAAGCATTTAACAACTGCATAGGATTTGTTAAATTTTCGACACTACTAGGACCACTTGTAGCATTATCAAACTGATTTAAAACATTTTTTTCATACGCATTCATAAACGCTGATGGATCAAAAACGCTATCAACACTAGTAGAACCAGGAGTAGGCATAACAGCCATAGGGTTATTTAACATAAAGTTAGGACTAATAGGCACCATATGGAAGGTGTTGTTGGCGATGCTATCAGCTTGTTGAAATGATCCAACATCGCTTCGATTAAACCACACAGATGCGTTATAACCATCAGCAACTAAAGAACGCTGATGAATTCTTAAAAGTTTAGCTTTCAAACTTCTTGCAGTAAATGATCCACTAGCAAATCCTGTTAACTTTGGGTCCATATAAGGAATTTGAGGTGCCGTATTTTTTCCAATGCTAGGAGTTTTTCCAAACGGGTCAAAGTCAGACGACACGTCGTTTGAATTTGTTCCAGACAAATCAGAAATTTTTTCACTCCACGCATTTCTTTTCTCTATCAAGCTTGTTTGAATATCTATATAAGCTTGATTAGAATTAGATATAGTTTCATCAGACAAAGCTAAAAAATAAGTTTGTAAATCGTCTGCGATGCTTTCACCTTGAGGTTTCAACATGCCTTTAGGTTGAGAATCTCTCCAAATAAAAAAATCTAAACGTTCATTAAAAGGTAAATTAGCAAACTTTTGAACAATAACATTTTTAGGATAAGAAGTAGTAGATACATTTCCTAAAGACTTTAAAGCACTTTCTGTACCCCAAAACTTTGCACTTTCTATAACTGCAACAGCTTGACCATAATAATCAAAACCCTTAGCATCAACTTTATCTATTGCACGTTTTTTAAGAAAAAATAAATACTCATCAAAAAAATCAGGATCAGCATTAAAAGTTCTAGAAAACTGATCAGCAAGTATTTCGCCTGTTGCAGTAAAATTAAATACTTTAGCTATAGCAAGTTCATTAGTTAAAGTATCTATATTTCCTGGATCTGTTTCTTGAGCTAACTGGTTAAGTATTCTTTTAGCATCTATCAAACCTTGTTCGTTTGGCATGCCATAAATTTTTACGTTTTCTGCACCTAAAGGAACATCTAAAGTTAATTTCTGAACATTCGCATTAGGACCTACATCATAAATAATATTTGAAGGCGTAGCATTCAAAAAATCAAAATCGCCCCAACTACCATCTCCACCTATAGCATTAAAACGCTCTAACAAATTAAGAGATTGATTTTCGCTAGTGACATGGTTCAAATTCATCACAGAATCAAAACCTTGTTTTTCAGCAGCTTCAATAACTTTTTGAGAAAACCCTCTAGCTACCAAACCTTGCCGTGTTAACTCTTTAGAATTAGTTGCCGCAAAAGTTTTACCAGAACTATTAGCCATTCTTTCTAAACGAACTTCTAAAAATTCTACAAATTTTATAGCATCATCTTCATCAATATCAGGCATAAACCTACGAACAAAATTATCAAACCCATTAAACTTTGCACGAACATCTAACAAATTTTGAACTTGATCAGCGTACAATCCGTTAAAACTTGAAACTTCATCTTTCGCCACATTAATCATTGCAGAATATTCGTTATCGCCAGTCAAAAACGAATCAAACTCTGAAACATCCTCAAAATCCCAAACTTGTTCTGCGTTTTTTAATTTACCCTGAGCACGATAAAAAAAAGTTCCACCATTATCAACTCTTGTAAGCGCCAAATGAGGTCTAGTAAATTGCCCTACAGCAACATTATCAAACCCCATACCTACAGTATCCCAATTAGCTAACAAAACGTCAGCCCCAAAACCACGAAACAACTGCTCTGGCAAACTAGCTGAAATAACGCCTACAGGCACACTGTCAATCGAACCTGTCCGTGTAACACCATAAGCATCTGTCCACATCCTCATTTCAGTAGGAGGAACACCTTCAGATAACATTTTGTTTTGGATTGTTGTTGCATCATCAATCCAAGGAGCAACATGATAAACCCCACCGTTTAAAGATTTAGACATATAAGAATCAGGAGCAGACATACCAAGCTCTCGATAAACAGCGTTAGCTAGTACTTCACTAGTAACTCTTTCTTGCCCAGTTCCCCCATTAGGAATATCTTCATACTGTTTAATGTAATATTTTTTTCCATTTAGTTCGTATTGACCGCCAGGGTTACTACCTAATTGCTCACCTATTTGATTTGATTCTAAAATTTCGTCAATGCTTGGACGAGTAGGACTTGCAGGAAGTTGAGAACTATTAGGCATTGTTTTCATTTGATTACTCAAAGACTTAGCTTCGACATAATCACGCACACCAAAAGTTTTAACTTCTCCATCCCAAACATAACTAATAGTTAAAGGCTTACCAAACTGTTCAGCTTCTTCAATCAAAATATCTAAACTTGACTGAATGTCATCTATCTGATTAGTTAAAGTTTTATCAATCTGCTCAACAATACTAGTTAATTTTTTGCCACTGTTAATAGTTGCAGGAACAGGCAACGCAGAACCTGCAAAATAAGTTGTTAAAGCATCTTCAAACGCCTCTTTATCTACTTCCTCTAAACCTTCTGCAAACGAAGGCACATCTTCAAAATAGCCATACTCGTTTCCATAATTATCAAACATGTCATTAATAACATTTTTAGCTTCAGCAACTTTTTGAGGAGTTGGAACAGGTAATTTATTATCTAAAAACTCATTAACATTTTCTAAATATTTAGAAGCAGAAAGAACTCCTTCATCAACTCTTTTTAAAGAAAAATCCATTTTAGAAGCAGGGTTACCAACAAAGTTTTGTAACTCTGATTCAACTCCAAGCCAAACACCTAAACCATCTTTATCGCTACTACCTAAAATGCCTTCTAAATCTGTGAAATATTTTTCAACACTTGTAGGAACTGAACCTTCAGCAGAATACAAAACTGTTCCATTAGGACTTACAGAAAGAAATTCAACTCCTTCATCAATCATAATTCTTAAATCTGTTGCAAGATCAGAAACATTTGCGCCTCCCAGATCTCTAACAAAATTATTGAAAGTTTTAGAATCACCAAACACAGACTGTAAAGCTTTTTCTAAACGCATCCTTTGAATAGTCCCAGAACTTACAACTTCAAAAGCGTATTCAAGAGTATTTTTTGTAGTTGCATCATTAGTTAGTAAACGTATGCGTTTATTAATTAACTTAACTCTTTCCTTTTCAAGAGCAACAGCTTTTTTACCTGTTGAAGAAATTTCAAGAGCAGCACCTTGCTCATCTATCAATTTTATTTTTTCATCTATCCTTTTAACTTTTCTTTCAAGTTCAAGATAACTTGATTCTTCTTTACCTAGTTTTTTAAACAAAGCAGCTTGCTCTTTGTTTGCTGCTTCCATCTCACCTGAAGCTTGCTTATGTATCTCCTCCAACTCTTCAATCTGCTTCTTAGCAGCTAAAGTTTCTTCAGGAGACATCGGCGCATTGCTCTTACTTAACGCATCTCGCAAATCGGCAGCAGTTCTAACCCACTTAGACTGAGATTCACGGAAAGCTTGACCAGCTTTAACCGCTTTTGACGTAGGCAAAAAAACGTACTCTGCCATACGATCAACTAAAATTCCATCTTTAATTAACAAATTCTCTGTATAAGTTTCGCCTACACGATGCGCCGTTTGTTTAATCCAACCTTTAATAGCATCATCAAAATTTGTAGCAAACAACGAATAATCTGCACCACTACGATCCAACTGATCAGCTATCTGCTTTTCAACACTTAACTTAGCCCCATCAACATCTTTAGACGTAAGAGTCTCTCCCCAAAACTCGTCACTCAATTTACCATCTCTACGAATAGCTCTAGCCGCAGCCTCTTTACTAATGCCATCATCTTTAGCACGCTTAATAACAGCGTTTATCCAAGTATCTGAATCAGTTGCAACATACTTACGTGCTAACTCTGTACCTTTAGGAGAATACTTTGCTTGCTTATAATTTTTGTGAAGTCTTGTAAATTTGTTTGCAGCAGGAGCTTTATCAGCAAAAAATAACTTTTGACGAAGTGCTTCATCTAACTGACGAGGAACATAATTTTCTGTATGTTGAAGAAAATCTGACCCAGCCATTTTATTAGCTTCATTACGCAAAGTATCCATCATCTCTCGCCCATTAGCAACAAGATCAGGATCTAAAGCATTCAACTTTGCAATAGCTTCAGCATCTCCACCTAAAGCAAAAAAAACATCTTCCATCTCAGCGCCGACCTGATCAATCTGTTTAAGATAATCATCAGCAACTCTCATCAAACCTAACTTGACTTGCTTACCTATAGAAGTCCCTCTAGCCACAGCATGAATAACACGTTTACCTTGCTGTTTAAAAACAGCGCTATCAGACTCTTTCATCGTAGATTTTAAACGACCCATTTTTCCTGAGCCTTTACCAATAGCTTTCAAAAGTGGAAGACCTCCAACTTTTGAAATACCAGTACGCAAACCTATAGGAATACCAGTAACTAACTGACCAACCAAAGGAGTTTCAGAAGACATAATCTTCAAACCCACAGGACCTTGAGCACCAGACTTAGTAACCTTACGAGCCAACTTCTCAATAGGATCTGCTATACGCAACTTTCTTCCAACAAAACCAGTACCAGGAGTTTTCAAACCCCAATCAAAAGTAGCATTTGCTGCTTCAGCAGCAGTAGCCATCGGCTTCCTAAGCCCAGAAGCTTTCGCACCAGCAGCATATACATCATTCAAAGAATTATAAACTACACCATCCGCCCCACGAAAAGCCTTATTAGTTAACTGAGTAACACCACCAACACCATCATCTATCATCGAACCAACAGGAATAACAGTAACCTGCTCAGGAACACGACCCGTATTACCTAAAACACTTGCAAACTCATCAACAATCCCAGGCCTAAAAGCATCATCAACACCACTCTGAGCAATCTTTGTAGTAATAAACCTAAGATCATTACCAGCAACTCGACTAGCTAAACCTTGCTCAGTAGCCTTAGCACCAATCTTATTAACTCTTCCTATATCATCAATAAAATCTTTACTAACTTCAACACTAATATCTGTAGCAGAACTTACAGTATCCCCATACTTTATAGGAGTTCTAAACAACCAGTTCCCTGTTGCTTCACCTGCTTCATCTACAGCTTCTTCCCACACATTCGCTAAAGCAGAAGTATTGCCTTCAGCAATATTTCCTATATCGTCAGCTACAGAATTCCAATTCTTAGTAGTAGAACCAACCTCTTCAAAAATCTCTGAAACACCACGAAGAGCATCATCACCATAAGATTTTTGAACTTGCTTCAAGACTTGCTTACGAGCTAACTCTTTCGCTACTTCTCGTGTACCTGCTTTAGCAACTTGTTTTGCTGCCTTAACACCAAAACCTACACCACCAATATAAGTAAGCGGATCAAACGCAACATCACCAACAAAACCTATAGTGCCAGCAGCCCAATACTGCCAACCGTCACCTTGCAAAAGATCGTAATCACCTAAAATACTTCCAAAACCATAATTCTCATTAACCTGAGTAGTAAATTCATTCCAACTAGCATCTTGCCCAGTGAAAAGATCAATACCTTCTTTTAAACCAGAAGTAACAATAGCAAGAGGCTTTTGAATAATAGAAAGAAAGCCGCCTACAGGTCCCACAGCTAACTGACGAAGAGCATAATTCCTTACGCCACCTCCACCACTACTTTGAGGTTGCGAATCTCTTACTGCCTCATTTGCCCATATTTGGGCACGGTTACTTACAACGTTTTCTGTAAGCGCCTGGTTTACCCCTAATGTTTTTGAAATAACATTTGCAGATGTAGGGTTGTTATTATCTTTAACACTATTTTCAATCGCTGCAATAATATCGCGACGTGAACGAACTTCAGGTTCTTCTGTCGTACTAAGAGCCATTTTAGCCTTTGTTATCTATTTTGAAATTCTGTCAAACGGTTTTTATTCGCAGCTTCATTTTCTGCTCTAGCTTTTTCTCTAGCCACAGCAGCAGCTTCTTTTTCAGTTGCAGCAGCTTGTCTTTGAACCTGTTGTTTGTAGATTGCGTCAGCTTTTGCCCATTGATCAAAAAGTGACTCTACAACTAAAGCATCTGCTTTATTTATTCCGTAAGCACCACCTGTTCCAGTGTCTTGCAAAGCTTCTAAATAATCGTCTTTTGCTTTTTCAAATTTTGCTTCATCGAAACCAGTTGTTTCATTTCCAGAATCTGCTCTAATTCCTATCAAAGCTTCAACATGTGCAAAAACTTCTGGCTCAATACCAGGAGACGTATCTCTCATGTATTGCAAACTTCCAGGTTCAGCAGCCAGTTTACCTTTACCTTGTAAAATATCTCTTTCTACTTTTATTTTAGAAGCTTCATTTTTTTGTTGATCAGTCATATTGCTATAAATAATTGTAGGAATATCTAAATACTCTGACATTGCCACAATGCCTGCTTTTTGAGCTTCAGCAGCAGTCGCATTAGCAGCTTGCTCAATACCTCTAATATCATTATTATAATTTTCTGAAGCTATACGCTCATCTTTTGAAAACCTTTGAGCATCATTTTGCATTTGCATATTAACAACCGCAGAATACGCAGCCGCATCTTTACTAGCCTGACGATTAAGATCATTCTGTTCACTTTGGAAAACACGATTTTCCCCAGCTTGAGCAGCTTGAAAACCTCTAGCAATATCTGCTTCCGCTGACTGATACTTACGAGCATCTTTAGTAAACACATTGTCAGCTAAAGCTGAAATCATGTCTTGTTCACGCGTATTATTGAAATTCTCTTGACGCATTGCTTCATTAAATATTGCAGCAGTTTCTTCTTCGCCAATATTGAGCAAACCTTCTTTTAAAGCAGTCTGTAACTGATTCTTATAATTAAACTCTTGATCACTTAAAGCTAGTTTAGATTCAGCAGCCAACGAAGCAGGAGCAGCTAAACTTTCAGTCGCCGCCATATTACTTATTTGACCTAAACGAGCCATAGCATCGTTAGTAGACATACTCTGAGATTTAGCTAAACCAGAAACAAGTTGAGCAACCTGCTCAAACTCGTCAGTAACTTGAGGACCTAAACCAGTACGTGCATCTGATATGTTAGTTTCAACTCCTGTAAGCATTTCTTGAGCACGCTTAGCAACAGTAGCAAAAAGATTAGCTTGTTGCTCAGTACGATTAGCATCAAGAGTGCCAAGGCTTTCTGTTAACGCTTTAGAAATATCACCAATCTGTGTAGTTCTAAGTGCAACACCTGCCGCTAACTGATCTAACGATTGTTTATTTAAACCAACAAGACCAGCTTCACGCTCTGCCATTAAATCTTTTATTTGTTGAGTAAAATCTTGTGTAGATAATTCACCAAATAGTCCACGAATGGTTTCATCAACACCAGCTACAGGACCATTACTAGGATCAACAGGAATAATATTGTTACCTGCGGCGGCAGCGGCAGCAGCGGCAGCAGCAGCGGCAGCAGCAGCGGCAGCAGCGTCGTCGGCGTCGTCGGCGTCGTCTTTAGGAGTAGTAATTGTATTTGTTGAAACAGGATTATCAAAAGCGACAGAAGGAAGATCACCCATTGTTAAACCAGTTTGCCCCAAGTTTGTTGGAACACGAGTCTGAGTCGGAACACCAAACTCTGCACTAGCAAAAGCAATATCTTGCAAACGTTGCTGTTCTGCAGCAGCAGAACGAGACGCTGGAGTTGAACGCACAAAATTTTGAGAGCCAACAGAAGTAAGAGGACTAGAACCTTGACTATTTAAAGCAGCAGGATTGCGCTTAACTAAAGCTGCATCTATTGCTGCTCTACCACTATTAGGATTTATAGGCGTAGCAGTATTTGCAGCATACGCAGCAGCACGACCCGCAGTAGGATTTGTAGTGCCTCTGTTTGGAGTATTTTTTAAATTATACGCAGCTTGACGAGCAGCCATAGCCGCTAAATTAGCTTTTTCTTGAGGAGAATCAGAACCAGGATGACCTGCAACATGAACCATTACGACACCAACCCCTGAACAGTCTGCGCAATCGCAAAACGACGCAACGCATTAGCAACCTGATCATCCATCATCCCACCATACAACCCATCATCAAGCAACAACCTCTGCTCATCCAACTGACGCTGAGCCTCCTCACCTTGAGCCGCAACACCATACTTAGCCAACTGCGCATTACCCTGAGCAACCTCACGAGCACGCTGCATCTGACCAGAATCAATCATCCCACGACGATTAAAAGAACCAGGCAAAGACCTAGCAGTATTCTTAATTTGCTGATTAGCCTGAAAATTATTTAAAGCCTGAGAACGACCCAAACGCTCAGAAGCACGCTGAATATCATCCAACCCATACCCATACTCCTGAGTACGAACACCAGTCGAATTAACACGATCACCATAACCAGCAAAAGCCATTAGCTAAACACCTGCCCCGCAATCAACAAAGTCGCACTAGAAACATCCACAGTAGCCAAAGCAGTAATGTCCGAAACCAGACCCTTCTTAGCTAAATTAGAATCATTAGTATCAGAAAAAACAATATAGTCAGCGCCTACAAGCGTACCCGCAGGAGCAGCATTAGGACTAAACGTTAACGCCAAAGCCCCAGTAGTACCGCCACCCTCCAACGGAGCCGTAGTAGTAACAGCCTCAATATCACCAACAGAAGTTTGCGTAACACGCTGAGAAATTCTTTGAACAGACATCTTTACTCCCCGAAGTAAGTAACGTGAATAACAGAATCGCCACTAACTCTAATTAACTTAATGCGATCTAAATCTGAGGTATACAAATCCAAAACCGAATACGGATTCAGATAATGTCCCACAGAAGCTGTAGGGGCAGAAGCACCCCACCTGATACGGATAGCTTCCGCACCATTAGTTATCATTGCGCCAATGGCATCAGTAGGAACAGTCAAAGCCCCAGCAGAAACTCCCACTGTAAGCGACTGATCACCAACTGATTGCCCGTAGCTGCCTGCTACCGATGTCATACTACTCATATTAACTCCAAAGTCCTAATCTGATGCCTTCAACTTCATTAGT